ATTTGCTTGTCCACCTTGTTGAGGTACTCCTGTAAATCCTTGTTCTCCCGGAACTGGAGCTTGTCCTGTTCCTATGGTACTACCACCTGCTCCTGTTGGATCTAGTGGGTTTGCACCTTCTTGGGGTTGTTGTTGTGCTTGTTGCTGTGGAGGTCCTTGAAACTGTTTCATTAATTCTGCTTGCACTGCTGCTTCATCCATGTTGTTTGTCACTTTACTTGGATCAAGGTCTAATGCTTTAGCAATCTCTGTAATAATATATTGAAACTTAGCAAAAGGTGCAAGTACAGGACTAGATGCTACTTGTAAGAAAGACATTAGTCTTTGACTTCTTACTTCATTAGCCATTAGACTTTCTGTACCTCTAGCTTTTACTTCTAGATCACCACGAATCTTAGGGTCAAAATCAAACTGCATATTAAATCTAAAAAAGCCTTCACCTAAAGGTTTTAATAAATAATCATCTACATTTTTAATAACAGTCTTAACACTACCACTTGCTGCGTTCATTAACATTGATATGCCGGATGCTGTCCTACCTACACCTGTAACACCTGTCTGTCCATGTGAGAATGAAGGTATACTTGTGCTTTCATCTGCAAGCTGTCTAGCTTTATCAAATAACTGTATATTCTCTCCTGATACATTTGGAAATTTAGTACCAAATATAGCTTGACCCGGAGCACCACCTTGCCTTCTAAATATCTTGCCCGGATATACAGATAAGTCTTGACCCGGAACTAGATTGGTTTCATCTACCTCTATAAGCAAGTTACCTGATAACACAGCATTATCAACAGCCATTCTCATAAAGCCATTCATTAATGTTTGTGTATCATCCATGTTTTCTGCAACACCTACTCCAAAGAAAGAGTATGGATTTAATTCATATGGAGAAGCCATGTATGGTATTCTAGCAGGCTTAAATGGATTTAAAACTGCTCTTATAATTCTATTATTACAACACCATATATTTACTTGTAACTCATCAAAGTCTTGTAAATCTTCAGGTATATCTACGTCTTGATCTATAAGAAGGTCGGTTTCCATCATACCCCAATATTCAATTACTTCATATCTATCTACATATGTTTCTTGATTATAATCGGTAAGATCATCTTCCCAATACTTCTTGACGTAGTTCTCTCCTTCAGCTATTGCTTCTTTAATAACTTCTTCTCTAAAGAAAGGTCTATTTTTTAAAGCACGTAATTCTGATCTTGACATTTTATGTCTTTGTACAACATACTGTGCTTCATCTATATTGTTAGCATCTGGATCAGGATAAAAATCCCAAACAGATACATGATTTATTTGAGGTACAGTTTTAAATACAGGATTGTATTCACCTTCTTCATCCCAATTAGGATACTCTTTATCAAAAGCAAAAGGTCCTTTCATAACACCTGTACCAAATAGTGCCATTTCAAAAGCTGTATTTCTTAAATGCTTATTAGCATTAGATTCTTCTAGTTGGTCGTGGATTTTCTTTTCCATATTTTTTGCCGCAACCATCGCAGGACTAAACGTAATCGCTGAAGGAGTTTTACCCACACCTTCTTTAAGAGTTTCAATATTTGACAAATTATCTGCCAAAGGACCAAGCATATCTTCCAAGCTCTTTGCAGTAGCTCCCTTGGGTAGTTCTTTGCCATCTCCTTTAAACCCATAAGGGGATAATAAATCATTATCTCCCATAAGTTCTTGAGGTTCTTTAGGATCAAAGTTAACATCTTTTGCTACTCCTTCTGGTAACTCCGTTGGATCAACACTCAACGGAAACTTATTATTTGCAAATAAAACATCAACAATCTGACCATAGGCTGCTAATGTTTTAGTCTTCGTTACTTTAATAAATACTCGTGATTTTTCTGCTTCAGTAAACTGAACATCAGGTCCATACAAACCCCTATAGTTTCTATATGCTCTAACCCATCTTTGCTCATCTTCGTATCTATAGTCTTCTGACTTTTTATACTTACTCATAACATAATTAGTTAAAGCTGCAGTAGATGGTTCGTTCTCTACTGAATTTTCTTCTGTATCTTCTAATGCTATTGCATCAGTATCCATATTTAAATCTTCATCTGCCATATTAATATCCAAAGGTTGCGTCAGCTACAGGCATACCCCTACTTGGTACACCCATAGGATCATAGTCAAATATACTAAATCTAGGTCTTGACATTATACCATATCTTAATGCATCGTACAAGTGATCTTCTGAATGAGTATCTATATCTTCAGGATTTTTCTTGTCGATAGGTAAGGCAGGTAGTTGCGATGTAATATTAGTACAATTATTAAAGAACACAAGTCTTGGTTCTTCTGTGTGCTCGTCTATTTGTAATCTCCTGTGTATTTCATTTTTACCTGATACACGACTGCCTTTACTTCTGTCTGAAGGTCTAAATCTACATCCCTTCATAATCATCTGTTCTGCTAAAGATGGTCCTGTGTCTCCACGTTTATGCCATAAAGAGCTATCTAATACTCCGTACTTTATATTACCATCACCTGCTTCTGCTTCTAATATCATATCTGCCAAATCTGTGGCAAGTACTTTGCTAACGTAAAGTTCTCTGTAGACAATAAGTTGTTCAGATGGCGATACAGCAAACCAAAGAACACCAGACTTACTACCATAACCATAATCGCAAGCTCTAAACTTAACCCAATTACTAGGTATGCGAAAAGGCTCAATAGTATGGATATTCCTATCAAACTCAGTAAAAGCAGCACCTTCCTTAATATCCCAATCGCCATCCAATAGTTGCCTTCGTTGCTGTTCAGGTAACGATAGGAGCATGGCTTCGTAATCCCCTTGCTCTGCAAGGTAAGGATTGTCTGATAATCTTGCAGGGATAAATCTCCTTTTGAATAATGATCTGCCAGCCTTCTCATGTCCTGCTGGATACTTGAGTGCTTCTCCTGTTTCAATATCTGTTGCATCAAACTTTTGTCCATAAGGTGCAGGATCAATAAACATTTTCTTTACCCAATGATGTCCTCTTCCTCCGGGGTTTGTTGTTGCCCTCATAAAAATTGGTAAGTCAGGTGCAGTAGAACGTAAACGTGATCTCATATAATTCCAAGCAAAGGGAGTTGCCCATTGCGTTAACTCATCAAAGCCTATCCAACTAAAAGCTAAACCTTGATATCTTAGAACGTCATCATCTCTATCAAGATAAGACATCCATAATCTTGCACCTGATGGTGCTACCCATTGCATCTTTCGTTCTGACCATTTTATACCAGACCAAATACGTGGGTATATCTCTTGTGACTTATATATAAGTTCTCGTAATTCTTCTGTCGTATGTCGTAATAACAATCCACTAAATGAAGGATGACCCATATAACGTAGTGGGTCTGCTAACATAGCATATGATTTACCACCACCTGCTGATCCACCGTATAGAACTTCTCTTTCACCTGCGGCTAAGAAGTCTGTTTGTGGTCCTGCATTAGGTTTGAAGATAACATTATTTTGTTCTTCAATAGATATAGTCTCAACTTTATCTATTACTTTAATGCTAGGCTTTTGCTCCTGTTCTACCTTCTTCGATTTTTTTGATCGTGTTGATCGCTTTTTCGGCATAGTCTGCCCACTTGCGTAGGCTTCTAGCTTTGTTCTTACGGTATTGCTCATGCTGTAATCTTTTTCTTAGTCCTACATGAGATATATAACGATCCGTTTGTTTTGTTAGCCAATTAGCTACCTCTCTGTATGAATACTGTTTAACGTAGTTTCTAGCCATTTCTAGCTTGTCTAACTCATTTTGTATAGGTTCTAGTACGTCAGGGTCTTCCAAGCTCTGTACGTAGCCAAAAGGCACTGTACGAGCTATGCGTGGTATCTGTGTCCATTCATTATCTTCTTTTAAGTCTGTTGGCTGTGGTAATTTCCACTTACCTACTGATCTATTCATCATCTTCCGTCTTCTTTACAGGCATAAGCATAACACCACCTGTAGATTCTACTTGCATCTTCTCTGTTTTCACTAAACCTGTTCTATCTAATAACTCTTTTGCTGCTGCCATTTTATCTCTAATACCCAATTCTGTAGGATCATATAACCCACCTACCATAGCCATAGCAGCTTTAGGTGCATTTCTACTCATGTACATTTGTGTTGCTTCCATGATTTCTTCTTTCATAGATTTAACTATATCATTTGTAGATGTACCATCAGCATATCCTGCTAACTTTTTAGCATGTACAACATCCCCACCTGCTTCATCAAATAAAACAGATAAAAACTTTTGTTGTCTTTCAGTTAGTTCTTTACTCATGCTGGTATTTCCTTAATCATTTGTTTGTCAACACGGTCTATAAGACGTTGTGCTCTGTTAGGTGTTTGCCTATACCAATTACTGTCTTCCATCTCATCTGCCATTTTTGCCCAATCCAAATCTTCTACAGCAGCGATCATGTTTTTAAACTTAGACAGCCTTGGTCTACCTAATTGAAAACACATATTTGCTAATACGTGTTGTATATCTTCAGGTAGGTTGTCAAATTGAGAGAACAGTAAGTTACAATCTTTTATAGTTGTTTTAATGTCACTCTCAAACCAATCATTTACTTGCTCATTAGGTACTTTAGTTCCCACAGGTTTATCATAATACTCCTCATCCCATTCAGTAATAAGATGACCTATTCCCCCTGTTAAATGCCCAAGTGAGCAGTGATACGTTTCATATTTAATTCCTTCGTCATTAGCTAATTCATCTTGTAGTTTAATTAAGTTCATTTCTTCCCCATAATTTTCATAGCTTGACCTGCTCCTTTAATACCAAAGGATGCACTTATGGCTATAAATAAAAGATACTGATACCATTCAGGTAATGTATTTAATACTTCAAAGCCTACTCTTACGTATTCTGTCATGCTAGGTACAAATACTAGTATAGCAGGTAATAGTAAAACAATCAAGGCAAATTCGTCTTTCCAGCTTCCATCTGTAGCATCTGCCATAGTTTTTTCCCATTCTACTTCTCCTGTAGCAACTTTCTCTGCAACAACTGCCTTAGCTTTTGCTTGTGCAACTTTAGCCTGACCATCTGCTTTAACCTTCTCAACTTTGCTGTCCATCCAAGAACTAGCTAGATTAGCTATAGGTCCTATGAGTGCTGTAAACATTATTTTCCTTTACTAAACTTTGAATCTATCCAACATTTGCCATAATATAAGATAAATAACCATAGTGTAAATAATACACCTTCTACGTAACTTAGTTCATTCCATGCATCTAATACCATAGTATCCATTATAATCTCCTAGTTCCTTCTTTTTCTTGTCTTTTTCTTAGAGCTATCACGTGCTTGTTGAATAGATAGTTTCCTAGCTTCAACAGCGGCTTCGCCAAGTTTAGATACAATTCTTCTTTTCTCATCTAAATCTTGCCGTTTTTGAAGCAATCTTTTTGGGCTGCTTAGCCACCTGTCTACCTGCTCTCTTCGCTTTTCGTTTAGCAGCCGTAGTGGCGGCGTATTCACTGGAAGAAAGAGCCTTAATTGCTTTTTCAGGTAGATAACGTTCACCGGTAGCTTTTGACCCCTGTGTACTAGGTTTGCCACTCTTAGTTCTCCACTTTTGCCTTGTCCAATTTGCTAGTGATTTTTGTGGTGCTTTCATATGCTTCTTTAATCTCTTCTATTGTTCTGTGGCATCCTATACAGATATTATCTTGTAATTTACAAACACCTATGCATGGTGTCACTTTTTACCTATACTTCTTAAACTTTCCATAACACTATCTATATTAGGTTCTTTACTGTTAGGATTATAAATACATTTATATTGTTTAGGACAGTTTGGCTCATACATTAGTGTATATGTTTTATTTCCACCCTGATATATGCAAGCCTGTTTATTTGTGTATTTTGATTTAAGTATCTTCTTTAGTCTACAGGTTGTATATTTCTTTTTAAGTATTTTACCTTGCTGTAATAGCTGTTGTTTAGTATAGGGTTTAGGTACATATTTATATGTATCAGCATAAGACTTACTTGTAAATACACTAGCTAGTAATAATAAAAAACCACCTACTATTATTACAAGAAATAACCACGCAATGCCTTCACCTAGTTGTCTTCTTAATTGTTGTTGCTTATAAATAGTCTGTTGTCTTTGTTTTCTAATCTGTCCTTCCATCTGTAGGAGTTCATCATAAGCTCCCGGACCATGTGTCATGTTTAAAAATACCTTGAGTTCATATCTCTGTTCCTCAAGTTTCTTCTTAGCTGCATATGCTGCCATTGCCGCTTCTTCAATAGAACCTGCTTTAAAAAGTTTACCAAAAAGAGGTGGGTTCTTAGCTTGTTTCTCAGCATTGTCAACATCTGATACTGCTCCCATCCATCTTCCAATATCTCCTGACATTTGTTCTATGTCACGACCAACTGCAAACCCTTGTTTAATTGCAGAAAAAGCCTTTGATGCAATACCTACTGCTACTGATATAGTTACTGGGTCCATTACCTTTTCCTTATGGGTTTACAATATGCTGTTATACTTAAATTAGGTCCTTCCTGTTGTGGTATTGAAGGCTGCTTGTGTAACCTCTCTGCAAAATACAAGCATCTGTCTATGTCTTCAAAGGTTTGTGTTTGGTCTACTACTCTTATTCCCATCATAAACACTCACACCAACTCAATCATTTATATGGGTACTCCTTGTACCTCCTCCTCTTTGTGACACTCACAAGTGCATTCTTCACAATCACAATC